CAAATATTGTCTCTGGTGAACATGATTTTATTAAGTTTTGCCCTCATACGGGAATAAAACTGTTTTGTATCATAGTTACTACTGGGTAGGCACCAATGGTATTAGCGCTTTTATTATCTTTGCTTAGTTGCACGAATGACTATTCTGTCATAAACTCCAAAGAACCTGAAACAATTGTTATAACTGAAACCGTTACGGAGACAAACACTGTCGAAGTAGAAGTGGAGATCCCGGTATATATTGAAGTAGAAGTACCGGTTAATGAAGGTGTGATTTGGATCGATTCATTTACCCAACATATGTCAATCGATGGCATTGATATTCTTTGGGTTGTCGATCGATCTGGTTCAATGAATCGATACAATGCTGAATTACTGCTGGGTGTTGAAGCCATGCTGTCAGCACTTCCAGTCTCAGACTGGAGGTTAGTTATGATTAGCGCAGATCCAACAAGAGCGGTAACAAGTAATGAATTCCCGCTGGTACCGGGCGACGATATCGATGATGCAGCTGCAATGTTAGCTACCTTAACTTCTGCACCATATGAAGAGGGGTTTAATGCTGTTTATCAGTACATTAATCACAATCCATATTCTTCTACGTGGATGCGACCAGATGCTGGTTTACTAGTAGTTTTTGTGTCAGATGAAGAAGAACAAAGTGATATTGAATACCCATATCCATCAGATTTCATAAGTTGGTATGGTTCTCTCAGGATGGGCTCTGTTTTTATGGCCAGTATTGTTAACCAAGAAGCTACAACATCTCTGTGTACTTGGCCGCCATCGATGATTGATGTCGGTGAAAGATATATGGAAGCTACAACTATGCTTGGGGGAGTCGTAGTAGATATCTGCGATACGGATTGGTCGCCGGGTGTTACAGACGCCACCCATTCTATAGAACCCGTTGAGAGTGTAGAATTAACCCATAAAGCTGAAGTAGATTCAATTAGAGTATTTATAAACGGTTCTCTTAATTACGATTGGTATTATGCCGAGTCTGAAAACACTGTTTATTTTACTACAATTCCTTCGGCCGGTCAATTAGTTGAGATTGGTTATAGATATATAGAATTAGATACCGGCGACACCGGAACATAAGGAATTAAAAAATGAACAGACTTATTAAATATTTATTATTAGCATGCATTTGTCTAATTGGCTCTAGTACAAATACTGCAGCCGCGGGTAAAGCTTACAAGCCTGCAGCGCCTGTTGAAAAAGTTAATAAATCACTTTCTGTTGTTGAAAAGAAAGTGCGAAACGCAGCAGTGAAAGTTGTAACATCAGGTGGGCACGGCAGCGGCACAGTGGTACAATATAAAGACTTGACGTTAGTGTTAACAGCCAAACATGTTGCCGATGGCGTTATTGGCTCTTCCTATCTAGTGGCTCAAGAAAACGAACAGAGAAGTGCTACCTTAATATACCAAAGCAAAGAACATGATGTCGCAGTATTATTAGTTCAAACACCGTTTAGGTATATTAAACCAATGTCTTGGGATCCCGCAAAGCGATATGATATTGGAACAGATATTGTTTACTCTGGTCACCCTTCTTGGCACAAACTTATGTCATTTGAAGGTAGAATAGTCGGATATGAACAAGATCCTCAAGCTGGCACACAGATAATTGTGAATACATATGGTTGGTTTGGCTGTTCTGGGTCCGGTATTTATAATACAGATGGAGAATTAATTGGTATACTATATGGAGTTGATGTACAATATGCATTTGGCGCACAAATTCAAGAAAACATGATCTGGGTAGCTCCAATTAAAAATATTAACATCGAACAAGCAATTGATGCTTTTTGTAGAGGAAGCATAAAGAATTATAGAGCCTGTAAGTAATGAATCGCACATGGAAGAAGTATCTCAACGAAGGTGAGTTGAGCGATGTAGGAATTGTTGTTTGTCTTAATGATGAACAGCAATTTTTAATTATCAGGCGCTCCGATATTGATCGGCGCGCTGGACAATGGACAATTCCCGGTGGACATATAGACGACGAAGATAGCTCAATTGAAGCTGGAGCCATACGAGAATTAGATGAAGAAACTAATTTAAAATGTAATGTATCAGATTTGACTTATCTTGGTGAACCAAAAGAAAAAAAATATTATTTTCTCACCACAGAGTGGTCTGGTGATGTAAATGTTGATAAACCAAATCCTCATACTGGAGAAGTTGAGCACGATGACTACCGGTGGGCAACCATAGAACAGATAAAAGACATAGACAATAGCGAAATACCGATCTATTTATTGGAGAAAGCTTTGGAAATGTCTAATAATGAATGATTTATACGGAAATATCGAAGAAAAAAAGAAAAAACGCAAGAAGGCCGGCACTGAATCCAGCAAAGAGTCGTCACTAAAAGACTGGTTTGGTAGAAAAGGTGCGAAAGGTAAGAAGAAAGGCTGGGTTGATTGCAATGCTCCAGATGGAAAGGGCGGCTATAAGGCTTGTGGTCGTGGCTCCGGTGAAAAACGTAAAAAATATCCAGCATGCCGACCCACACCCGGCGCCTGCAAAGAGCGCGGAAAAGGCAAATCATGGGGTAAGAAAGGTAAATCTAAAAAGAATGAGGACTTGTATATGGATTTAGAACAAATTATTATAGAAAATCTCGAAAAAGAACTTCAAGAAGAGCTTGGTGAGATTGTTAAAGAGTTAGAAAAGGCTTCTAAAATGCACGCCAGCCAAGCTGAAAGAATTCAACAAATTCTAGACGATTCAGATGATGATAAACTTGAAGAAGAATCAGAGATAAGCGAAGGCCTTAACTGTGGATGTGGGCAAGATCCTTGCAAAACTTATGGTAAAGACAACGAAAAACTTGTTATTATGATAAAAGAAGAAATCACTGCTGTTCTTAACGAAAAAAAGAAGAAAAAGAAGAAGAAAAAGAAGAAAACCAAGAAAGATGCTTGTTATCACAAGGTAAAATCACGCTATAAAGTGTGGCCAAGTGCATATGCCTCTGGTGCTCTTGTAAAATGTCGCAAAGTTGGCGCTAAAAACTGGGGCAAATCCAAGAATGAATCCCTTCAGATTATGATTGAAGATGAATTAACTCAAGTTTTAGAAGAAAAAAAGAAAAAACCATGTAAACCCTCCAAAGGAAAGCGTTTTGCTAAGCGTGTAAACGGTAAATGTCGTTCATATGGCCAAAAAGGACAGGCAAAAGGTGGTGGAGATCGCATCAGACCCGGTACAAAGAAGGGTGATGCGTACTGTGCGCGCTCGGCAAAGATTAAAAAGTGTAAAAATCCCCCATGTGCTAATGCATTATCCCGTAAAAAGTGGAAATGTCGCGGTTCTAAGTCCATGAAAGAGTAAAAAATGTTAAATGATGAACAAATTCTGTTAAAAACAGCCAATTTTTTGGATACTTTGCAAGAAAAGTGTTGGGATGGTTATGAAAGAAACCCAAAAGTCGCAAAAGGCAAACGAGGTTCTTGTCGTAGGCAAGGTAGCGTCAACGAAAACGAAAAAGTACTCCGAGAAGTCACTGAAGATGAGATGCGAGTGCTTGAAGACGTGCTGGACGACTTAGATCCAGCGAATTTGCCTTTAAATGACCTTTTTAGCGGTAAAATGCGTATTGTTATACCATTTCCGACCACCGATCCGGGTTCAGAGCTTGGAAAATTCGCAGAATTCTTCAGATCTCAAGAATATGAGGTTGATTGGGAGAAAGGTATGGTATATGCCGAGCGAGATATGCGCTCAGTCGATGATTTACTTGATACTTTAATTGGTATGCAGGGTGGACAGCCCGAAAAGAAGAAAACTAAGAAGATTCAGATGAAAGTTGGCAAGCTTTTCTCCAAATTGGCTGATTTAAGCCGAAGAAAAGACGAAATATACCAAAAAGTCTACAAACACATGGATAATGCCAACTATAAGCTAGCAGACGGCAGGGGTATTGATACACCACAAAGAGTTACCGGAAAAATGCTCAAAGCTGCGCTTGATGAGAAAGAATATGAGAATTTTGAAAGAATTAACAAACAAATTTACTTATATATCGTAAATCCGGGAGTTGCAGGGCCTGCAGGTTACAATTTAACCGATTTAGCCACTGAATATGGCGAATATTGGAAAAAGAACGCCGGATTTATTAAAAAAGAGATCAATAAGCTTGATAGTGACAAATATTCCATTATTATCACTCGACATCCGGTAGATGTGCTTAGAATGAGTGATTTTGAGACTATTTTCTCTTGTCACTCTCCAGCTAGTCGCCAAAGTGCCTATCAATCGTTCTATAAGTGTGCTGTAGCCGAAGCTCAAGGCCACGGAGCCGTAGCATACGTGGTTGAGACAGAAGAGCTTCTGAGCGCCACTAATACCGGTAATATTGATAGTGCAGAGCAAGAAATTCAAGAAGGTGAGGTGTTTTATGATGATAAGCGCCCGTTTGTCGGCGATATTAACCCAATTTCTAGAATTCGTCTCCGTCATGTAAGATATTATGAAGGTGATGAACCTCCAAAGCGTTGGGATGATGGACAAGACATTGGGATGCCCGAAATATCTGTTTACGGCATGGATATCCCCGGTTTAGCAAATACAGTTACTGATTGGGCGAGATCAAACCAAGAAGAAGTCATTGCTAACATGCCAAAAGAGGATGATAAGCTTGATTTAAGTAAATTTATACAATTTGGTGGTTCTTATGAGGATCATGGTGGAGGACCGAATGTCCGAGCAATGC